CCATATCAACGAGAATGGGTATCTGGAAGGGAATATTTGCATCCGCAAATAAAGGGTCTGGGTAAGAACCGTGCTTAGGTTGAGCCATCTTATATTTCCTCCTTCACATTTAAAGTTGTAGGGGAGAGGAGTGTTATCTCCCCTCCCCCTCCAGTTATATTTAGGTAGTCGCGAGTTTGATTATGCGGGTTTCGCCTTCCAGTACATAGTTCCAAGTTTTCTTGAAAGCAAGTATGGCGTACCACGCAACTCCTCTATCCCGGCCATAGTCGGTAGGAATCTTGGCCCGGATTTCTTCCGGCAGAGCAATTCCCTCGACCACAGGATCGGCCCCGAAGAATATGGCCTCACCCAGACCGCCCGTTAAGGAGTTAGAGAGAACATTGGTTTCCCGGATGAAGCGGCACTTGTAGTATCTGCCGACTTCACCGGAGAAGATTCTCCCAGGATCCCCATAATGAATGGCGTCCTGCCACTCGGGGTCATCCATCAGGCCGCGAAGGGCATTAACAGAGGCCACGCACATATAATCTTCCCCGTCATAAGCGGGGATGTTTAACGTGAGCATCCGGTCAATGACGTTCTTCACATCGGCCACCTGGATATTCCGGGTGGCGGCAGTGATACAAGTCCCGGTAGAGGCAAAGACACCGGTAGGGGCGGCAGAGGTGCCGGTCGGGGTGTACATATACTCGGTGGCCTTGAACTGCGTAGCACACAGGGAATCAAGGCAACTGGTCATATGATCCCGGAGAGCCTGCTGGAAGATGTTGTTGACTTTATAAACAGCAAGATCCTCCAGTTTCCCGGTGTAGTCAATGGCCTTGCCGTGTTCCGTGACGGTCAGAGAATCCGGGAACACCTCGATCTTGTCCTTGGGGATAGGGGCGAGTTCAGTTAATGCGCTGGTCATATCGGAGAGACGACCAATCTTTCTGAACTGGATGGTATCGCCATTTTCCTTGCCCAGACCGAGTTCCGGCCTCACAAACTGACGGAATTTGCAAAGAGGGGCCGCAACCATTCTCAGTTTATCGCTGAGAACATCGTTTTTGAGATAGCCGCCATCGGCAGAAGTAGTCCAATTTTGGATAGTTGACATTAGTTATGTCCTCCTTTTATTTTTTTGTTTGCCGGAGGTCATCCACTCTTCCGCATCTCTGCTGTTGTTCTAATCTGAACTGAACCCATTCCTCTGCTTTAGAGGTTTTGGGTGTAGTTGGTAGATTAACGGGTGTAGAAGGAACGCCACGCGATGCGGGTATTCCCGAACTTGGCGGTGTCGTGGTTCTCCCCGACTCTCTAAGCCCACCAATATATTCACTGGCACGCTTATAGGCTTCTTCAAGCCTCTTCTCGGGTATCATCTGGAAATTGGGGTCAATCACACGAGCATAGTGCGAAAGAATGGCCTGATTTTCCTCGGTCTGCATATCCTTATGGTCTTTGAGGAAATCCCGGATAACCATATTACTGTTCACCCTATACTCGATAGCCTGACCGGCCTGACCGATTACCTGATTCACCTGATTGATAATAAATGCGTCATGTTCCGCATTATATTTGTCAGGATCATCAAAGAAGGAAACCGTTGGCCGGAACCCCTGCGGCTGTTGTGGTGCCTGCTGGACAGGTGCCTGTGGGGCGGGTGCCTTTTGCTGATTCTGGTTGTAGAGGTCAAGGAGTTCCTTGTATCTCCGCGCTTCTTCAGCCTTGGCAGTCATCTGTCTTTCGGCCTCGGCATAAGCCTTAGCCTGATCTTCTATTGTCCGGAATTTGGGTAGAAGAAAATCGGGCGGAGTGTCCTGCGTAATTACCTGGGTAGCAGATTCTCCTTCTGCGGGTCTGCCATTATCCATTTCGTTTATAGCGTCCATTTATACTTCCTCCTTAAATTTGGCTTCTAACTTTTTCTTGGCGACTCTCCATATCTTTTAAGAAATGTTCGATATCGTCAAGGAGTTGAAGTTTGGCTTTGGCCTCAAAGAGTTTTTTCTCATCAGTTGCGGATTTTATCTGTGTGATAAATTTACCCACTAAATGAGGTTTTAACCTATCCTGGAAAAATTGGTTAAAAGACTTCGCCCCCTGAGACTCAGAGATCGTGGTGAGTATCCCATCCAGGTCATTTTTCTTTAACCGTTTAAACATTACTTTCCTTTCTTCCCACCTTTTTTGCCCTTACCGCCGCCGACAGTAACCAGTTTGTGATCCCTACTCTGAGTTATAGGCATACTTTTCACCTCCTCTCATATTTTAATACAATCTTACCCATTTACCTATTGAACCTGCAACCAAATCCAAATCATCAGAATTATAGTAACATGATTCACCACAAAATGCAAGTATCTGGGTTGTTAACATCTACCTCATACCTCCCTGTTGGTTAAACATCTGTTGCATCATTTGTGGGTTCATTACAGGTGGGGGAACAACCTGTGGGGGCTGTCCGGGAATTACCTGACCACTTGATAATTCCTGGGGAGGTTGACCCGGTATCACCTGATTATTGAGTTGCCCACTCTGCGCCATTTGCTGTAACATCATTCTCTGCTGTTGCATGGCCGCCTTATCCGGACTCAGGAGTATATCATCAGCCGTCCAGTTGAGTGCCTCCAGCACTTTCCCGCTGATCTTATTCCAATCCAGTTGCGCTATCATTTCCTGATTACCGGATAATAACTTAATAAGTGTTACTATTTTCTCAATCTCCGATTGGCGGTTTAATACTATGGAGAGTCCGGATACTGTAATAACAAAATCTCCTGCAAGTTCCTTATACCTATCCTCTGGGTTTGTCCCCAATAAGGCCCTGGCTTCCGGGACAGCGGATAAAAACTCCTCATCCAACTTAATATATTCAAGATTCTGTACGATGGTTTCATATATCATCCGGACAAGAGGAGTTAAAAAGTGATACTCTATATCCCTGGCAAGAGTATCAAATAATGAATTGCTTTGTGCGAGTTTTTGGGTAACTTCTGTGGCAGTGGGGCGACCTTTCATTCTTGGTAAACCCGTTACATATTCCGTTACACCAGAAGATTGTATCTCCCTGTCCACCAGTTGCATTAAGGTAAATATGGACTGAGGAGGTTGACCAAAATCCAGTAATTTCACGGGGTTAGAATCTTGGGTGTCATTGTTGGTTTCCCATATTTTACCGGGGAAGATACCGTCATCAATGATACTTGGGTCAGCCATAGCATCTTTATTGACGGCAAAATTCTTCAATATGGAGAAATTATTACTATCAATGGTCTGGTTTGCCAACTCCGTTATGAGTTTAAATAATCCTTTATTGACCCCCAATATTGACTTATGATATACACCAAATGGGACATCAATAGAACCGCATACCACGAATGGTTTCTTTTTATGTTTATTAGGATTCTCAATAGGTTTTTTAACTATTGTTTTACCATTGGCGATAATGAACATACAATTTTTATACACCAATTTACCGTCCGTATGATAAACGTCACCCCAATATTCCTCCAGTTGTATCTCTTTCCTGGAGGCAGTGACACCGGCAGGCATTTCTTTTCTTTCGTTCTCTTCACTATCTGCGGTGAAATCGGTGTAATCACTATTTACTTTGTCAACATTAACGAATAAACTCTTCCCATTTTTATCAGAATAAATAAAATCACCATAGTCGAGTGTCGTCCTATGAATGATAAACTTGTCTCTCCCCGTCCAGTCAAGCCATATATTAAAAGGAGAACACATCTCGATGACACACCCACCATTTTTGAACTTGGATTCGTCACTTAGTAAATCACCAGGATATGACCACGTTACTTTATTCACCAATAAATATGAGAGTAACCCAGATTTTACAGTCCTCCCAAAAATGAAAGGATACTCATTCTTCTCCAAGAAATATTTAACCAGTTTACTCGCCAGATTAATCTTGGCTGTTAATATAGGATCATCTGTATGGAATGTCTTAGTGATGGAGAACCAATCGGGTATGGTCATCAATGCCCGTTTGAACATGGATGCTACATTTTCCGCCATAGTAAACGTCCTGGGGATTACTTCCTGACTCTGCCAGTTAGCCTTCCCTGTGAAATCATCATTCCCATTATACATATCCCACAGTTCAGACCACTCATCTTCATACGGTTTCCGCTTATCATCAGCTTCTTTCTTTATATCAACATAGAATTTAACTAAATCCTCTTCGGTAAATTCCTTCCCCTCAGGGTGAATATTCTGGGCAGGTTTTTCTGCCGATGCAATATTGGTTAAATTATCGGTCAAGGACTCCATAGAATCACCCGGCATATCGGAAAATGCAAACTCCAGTTCCGGGGAAATAGGGATATCCCCCCCTGCTGTGATTGTAGGCATAAAATCTCCTACCGGTTGGGTGTCCATGACCAGACGATTATCCATTACTTCTTACCTCGCATAAAGTTGTAATATGGAACCTTGGGTTTTTTACCGGAACTCCTGGTATGTTCCC